TTACGGAATAGATACACCTGAATCAAGAACCAGAGATAAAGACGAAAAAGCTAGAGGTTTGCTTGCAAAAAGCTATATTGTTGACAAAGTTGAATCTGCAGAAAATATTATCATACGCACTAAGAAAGACGCTAAAGGTAAGTTTGGCAGGATATTAGGCGAATTAATAGTCGATAATACCAATTTGAATGAAGCGATGATAAGCAAGCATTTGGGTGTTGCTTACTATGGACAAAGTAAAGAAGCTATAGAAGTTGAACATTTAAAAAATAAGGAAATTTTAATAAATAACAACGCATATCAACCCGTTATATAAATATGGAAAAGAAGATTTACCAGTCAATGGTTTTTGGGATAGCTTTATTAAGTCTCAATATTTATGCTGATGCACCTGACCAAACTGGAACTGGCTGTGCTAATGGCACACAATATTGTGAAAATAATAATTTGAGTACGACCAACACTACGACTACTACAAACACAAACACAAACACAAATACGAACAACAATACAAACACAAATACGAACAACAATACAAATACGAACACCACTACTACAACTTCAACCGCAACAAACTCGAATACAAATGTGAATACGAACACAAATGCGAATACAAATGTAAATACTTCGACTTCGACAGCGACAACGACAGCAACTACGAATAATACGAATGCGAATACAAATACAAATGTAAATACTTCGACTTCGACTTCAAATTCGACTGTTAATTCAACTGTGAATCAAAATGTGACTAATTCAACAACTTCGAGTAATACAAATACGAATGTGAATACGAGTAATAGCACATCAAATTCGACAGCCAATAATACGAATACGAATGTTAATAGCTCTACATCTGAATCGAATGTGACTACTGATAATCGAAACGTGAACGAAAATAATACAACTGCGAATAATACAAATACAAACATTAATCAAAGTAATTCTACGCAGACTATAAAGCAGGAAATAAAAAGCGAAGCACCTCCTGCTTCAGCTATAGCACCAAGCATAATGTCGTATTCGCAAGACCTCTGCACGACTGGTCGCTCAGGAGCTTTTCAAGGTCAAGTATTCGGTATCTCTGGTGGTAGAACAGTTAGAGATGAGAATTGTGAAAGGTTAAAGCTAAGTAAGTACATCTACGATATGGGAATGAAGGTAGCAGCAGTATCTATACTTTGCCAAGATGAAAGAGTGTTTCAGGCTATGGAAATGGCAGGAACTCCCTGTCCGTATATGGGCAAAATTGGTAAAGATGCTTCAGACGGATGGAAGTCTAACCCTGCCAAAAGACCTGATGCTAAAGAATATAAAGCTAATTGGATTGAGCAATGTAAGAAAGGCTTAAATCCTAATGATACTGGCTACAACAAAGATATTGTGAGTGGGGTGAGAAAGGTTTTAACTAAAAGCACTAAAACTACCAGACAATGTAAGCGAGAGTGGAGAAATGCCACATAAGAGTCAGGATAGAGGTCTGACTTGGTGTTTTGCAGCCAGTTTAATTTTAGCTGGTGTTTTTGCGTTAGGTGTAAATCAGCTCAAAGCTGATTACATTTATGAAGCTAACCAAAATCTTATTAATTTAACTGGTGAATCTGGAACTACTAGCTTAAACGCTGGTGACGACCAATTATCTTCTGCTTTTAACTTAGATTTTACTTTTGATTTTTATGGAGAAGATTTTACCTCTGCAAGAATGGCTACTAATGGATGTCTTCATTTTGGTTTGGGGACAGGCTCAGTAAATTACAACAACTATTGTGGAGACTATACTCCTGATCCGTTGCCACACACTACATACACACTTTATGCGTTTTATACAGATTTAATAAGGGATAATGGCTCTAAAATGTTGGCTAAAAACTTCAGTGATAAAGCAGTTTTTGGTTGGTACGACATGAAGGAATACGGAAGAAACAACACCGATAATAGCTTTGAGGTTATTCTTTGGACTAATGATACTTATGAATTTAGATACGGCGCTTTAAATATCACTAACCACGATGTGTTAATTGGTGAACAGGGAAGCACAGCAGAGCTTTACACCTACCTGTATCACGATGAATGTAGCACTGGAACTACCAATTTAAGCACCTGTGTTGCATATAATTGGAACTCTAGTAGTAATTCTTATAATGCTTTGCTAGAAAGTGGCGGTTCTTTATATGGTAATGGTTCAGATAATTCAGCTTGTGCTGACAATCCTTTAAGCGATAGTAGTTGTAGTGGGTATGAAGTAGCTTTATTTGATTACGAGTGTGACCAAGACCCACAGTATTCACCTAGTTGTGCAGGATATAGTTTTCAAGAATCAGTAGCTTATTACGAACCAGAAATATTTGATTATGGTTACGATGAACCAGACTACAGCACAGGCAACTATTACGAAGAAGATTTATATTGGGAAGAAGATTTATTTGGGATGGGTGATTACTCAGATGATTGTATAGATAACCCCAGTTATTGTTATGAGGAGCTAGTTTACGAAGAAACTTATGGAGTTGAAGAAGTAATATGGTTTGAGGATAATTTAGGTTGGGAAAATGAAACTTATTTAATAGACGACCCATTTATTGAAATATTTGAATCAAGTGAAATAGCTGTTTATGAGGAAATATTTTTTGAACCTGTGTTTGAATCTGAGTATTTACCAGAAGCCGTAGATACAATTGATATTTTTGATGCTGAAGAATTAGTGGACATATATGAGTTAGATTTAATTTTAGAGGAGGACTTTAGGCATGAAGAAGAATTATTTACAGAAACTTTCGACACGATTGAAGAATTGGATGAATGGTTTGAAGAAGAAACCGAAGAAGAGTTTGAAGAAGAAAGACTCGCCCATGAAGAAAACCCCGAAGAAGAGTTTGAAGAAGAAATCTTTGAGGAAGAAGTAGTAGAAGAAGTATTTGAAGACTTAGAAGAAGCTATAGCAGAAGCTGAAGAAGAATTAATAGAAGCAGAAGAAGCAGAAGAATTATTAGCAGAAGAAACAGAAGAGAAAAGTTCTATTAGTATGGAAACTGCTTTGAGTGTTATTGCAAGCACCATACAATCAGCAACAAACAGCATAAGCGGCACTACAGCAAACATAACATCTGGTTCTGCTGGATATGGTTCTAGTACAGGAAGTGGCGGTGGGGGAACATTAAATAATTCCTCATCTGTCTCTGCCGCCACTTCATCTTCTACTGGTGGTGGATTTAGCACAAGTAGTTCACCAAGTTTATCAGACCAATTTACTTCAGCTACAGTGCAGACTAACACTGTATTGTCTTTAAATGCAGATACTGGCTCAGTGAGTAATGTAACAACAGTTATAACTCCAATGCCTACACTAGACAATAATCCGCAAGTAGTTATGGCTGATGTGCAAGTATCAGATATGCAAGGGCAAATAGATACAGCAGTTTCAGGTGTTATGACAGCAAGCGAAGCTGACCAAATAGCTGACCAAATTATTGCCAATAATATAAAAGAGCAACAGGAACAGGCAGAAAGTGAACAAGAAGAAACAGGACAATATGCCGATCAAACAACTTTAGTTGCTTTTTTAGGATATGTACCTGCGTTTGAAACCTATAAAGATTATGAAATACCCAAACAAGAAAATTGGTATCAATCTAGAGATATTTATAACGATATAAGTATGAGTGATAATATAAGTGCTTTTTATGGATTAGCGGGGGATAATATAAGTTTAATGAATGTTATGATAGGACAACAACCTAATTTATAGGAGAAGAATATGGAATGGTTTAAATCAAAAGCAGGACAGCTCATAGCTTTGGCAACTATTGTAAGCACATTAGCAGGCTTTGGATACGCGGGAGCAGGCTATGTTAATAGACTAGAGAACCTAGAGAAGAAAATAGGTGGACTGGGAGAGACAGAAGACGCTCAACAAGCAATAGAACAAAGATTCGCAAGTATAGAAACTTCAGTTGACTATATTAATAAATCCATTGATGAGGGAATTAATGTTTCATTAAAAGCACAGGCTTCTACTGTTAGCACTTTGAAAGCACAAATAGAAGGTTTGTCTGTAGCGATGAGAAAAGCAGAAGAAGATATATCTAAATTAGAAGATAGTAGCGGAAATCCTTTAGCTAATTAGCTATGAAAATAGGTTTAATTATGGGAGGCTTATTAGTAGCTACAATTGCTGGTTCAGCTTTCTGGATAGAAAATCTACAAGATAAAATAGGTGTTTTAAAAGGTAATCAGCTTGTTTTGGAAACTAAGATACAGGAACAAAATGAAGCTATAGAGGCAGCATTGGCTAAACAAAAACAGACTCAAAATCTTATGATTAACTTAGAAAAACAAAAACAAGACGCTATGCGTGATGTAAATAAACTAAGAAAAACATTTGCAAAACACGATTTAGATGAACTAACTTTAGCTAAACCAGAGTTAATGCAAGGTAAAATAAACAGAGCTTCCAAAAGAGTTTTAGAGAATTTAGAAAAATTAACAGACCCTAATCAGTTTGATGAAGAAGACAGCACTAATAGTTAGTTTAGCTTTATTAGCTTCAGGTTGTTCCATGATGGGTGAAAGGGTAAAGCCTGTATCTGTAACTACAATAGCAGAAAGACCACCCATGTATCATCCGCCTTTGCCAATGGAAGTTCAGCTTGATCCTGTTGATTGGGAAATACTTACACCAGATAGTATGAAGTTATATTTAGATAATTTGGAAAAAGGCGAAGCACCAAAAAGAGCATTTTACACTCTATCTAGTAAAGAATATGAACATTTAAGTATGGATATGGCTGATATTACAAGATATATTAAAGAAGTATTAGGTATTATTAAGTTTTATAGAGATTACGATAAAGAAGATGAAGAGCCTGAAAAAGGTAGATTAAGGGAGAAAAAATGAATATATCACAAGAAGGAATATCTTTGATAAAGAAGTTTGAGGGGTGTGAATTGAAAGCTTATCAAGACTCTGTAGGTGTTTGGACAATCGGTTTTGGGCATACTAAAGGCGTTGAAGAAGGAGATGAAATTACACAAGATATGGCAGAAATAATGCTAGAAGAAGAAATGCCTGAGTATGAAGGTTATATTAATAATATGGTTTCTGCGCCACTAAAGCAGTGTCAATATGATGCTTTATGTGCGTGGGTTTATAACTTGGGACCAACTAATTTAAAAGAATCAACCTTATTAAAATTATTAAATGCGGGCGACTATCACCTTATACCAAGTCAAATAAAGCGTTGGAACAAGGCAGGAGGACAAACACTTAAAGGACTAATTAGAAGAAGAGAGGCAGAGGCTCTTTTATTTGAGGGTAAAGATTGGAGTGATGTTTAATGCCATTTGCCAAGTTTCAATTTAAAGCTGGTATCGACAAAGAGGGTACAAATTACTCTAATGAAGGTGGTTGGTATGACGCTGATAAAGTTAGGTTTAGAAAAGGACGACCAGAAAGAATAGGTGGCTGGTCAAAAAATTCGCCTAACTCTTTTACAGGAACTTGTAGAAAAATACATACTTACAAAGACGCAGGTCAATCTTTGTATAATATTCTAGGTACGCATAAAAAATTATACGCACAGGAGGGAACAGGATTTAACGATATAACACCTATTAGATTAACTGCTGGTTCAGGCGATGCAACTTTTGCAAAAGTAGGCAATGATGATGCAACCATAACAGTTACCGAGAATGGTCATGGTGCTGTTAAGGGAGATTTTGTAACTTTTAGTGGTGCTGCTAGTTTAGGCGGTAATATTATTGCTGCTGTTTTAAATCAAGAATATGAAATAGCATCTATCGTAAGTGCAAATGCTTTTACTATAGAGGCTAAAGATACTTCAGGAGATGAAGTTTTAGCCAATTCTTCAGATACAGGTAATGGTGGTTCTAGTGTTGTAGCCGCATATCAACTAAGTATAGGCTTAGATGTTTATGTCTCAGCAAGCGGATTCGGTTCTGGAACATGGGGTGCATCAGGATGGGGACAAGCACCTACTCTTTCTTTAACAAATCAATTGCGCTTATGGAGTATTGATAACTTTGGTGATGATATTATTGCTGCTCCTCGTAATGGCGCGTTATATTATTGGGATGAGTCATCAGGCGTGTCTACAAGGGCAGTAGCAGCAAGCGGTATGGCAGGTGCTAGCAATGTGCCAACAGCAGTATTTCAGATTATGATGTCAGATGTTGACCGCCACGTTATAGCTTTTGGATGTAATGCTATCGGTTCATCAACAATAGACCCATTATTAGTAAGATTCTCTGATGCAGAAAGTGCAGTTGATTGGACACCTACAGCAACTAACTCAGCAGGTGGTGTGCAGTTATCGACAGGTAGCACTATTATTGGCGCACTTAAAACCAGACAAGAAATATTAATATGGACTGATGTAGGAATAGTTTCTATGCGCTTTGTAGGCGCTCCATTTATATTCAGTTTTAATGAAATGGCTACAGGAATGTCGTTAATTTCGCCTAACGCGGCTGCAACTGCAGGGAACACAGTTTATTTTATGGATCAAGGAGCCTTTTATCAATATGCTGGTTCAGCGCAAAGACTTCCTTGTACTGTATTAGACTATATATTTAGTGACTTTAATAAAGAACAGTCGTATAAAGTTTTTGCTGCACCGATACCAGATCATAATGAAATTATTTGGTTTTATCCAAGTGCCGATTCTACAGAAGTAAATAGGTATGTTATTTACAATTATCTGGAGCAATCTTGGAGTATAGGTACAACGGATGACGGCTTTACAAGAACAGCTTGGAATCCTTCACAGATTACAAATTATCCACTAGCAACAGG